AGTACAGCATCAGCGAAGTTAGCAGCGCTAGCGCGACGTCGTGTCGCTGAAATAGTGGCTAGGACTAATATCGGCCGCGCAGCTGCCCAGTTGGCTGGTCTCACAGTGCGGCGTACCACCGAGATTGCGGTCAGGGTTAGCAGAGCTGGTCTTGCTGCTGCCCAGGCGCAGATCGCTAGTATTACTGCTCACGCTCGGGCCGCGAGTGCCGCAATGACTGGTCTTGCAGCCCGAGGTGTCGGATTGGGTGTGATCGGGGTTGCTGCCACTGGCGCTGTTGGCCCGCTTGCCGCTATGACTCAGGTGCTAGTGACGGCATCCGGCGCCCTGGCTACGCTACCAGCCCTAGCCGGCGCAGCCGCTGGCGCACTCGCCGCTCTCGGCATTGGAGTGTCCGGGGTGGGCAAAGCATTTTCCACCATGGGCAAGGGCGCTGCGGCCGCCACTACTGACACCGATAAGTCCATGAAGGCTGCCCAGCGGCAAGTAGAAAACGCAGAGCGCGGTATCGCCACAGCCCAACGTCGGGTAGAAGACGCCCACCGTGGGGTTGCTGACGCCGCCCGTAAAGTCGACGACGCTCACCGTGGCGTGGCAGATGCAGCCCGCCGAGTAGAGGATGCGGAACGCAAGGTTGCCGACGCGGAACGTAGCGTTGTTGAAGCCCAGAAGAATTCCCGTAAGGCCCAGCAAGACCTGAACCAAGCGAGGAAAGACGCTGCCCGGGATCTGCAAGACATGAAGCAGCAACTGCAAGACGCGGCCTTAAACGAAGAGGACGCCGTTTTAGCGGTTGCGCGCGCTAAGCAACGGCTCCGGGAAGCCCAGGAAGACCCAGAATCCAGCCGTCTGGATATCGCCGAAGCCGATCTGGCCTACCGTAAATCTCTGCGGTCTCTCGACGAAATGCGGGAGAAAAACAACAAACTGGCCCATGACACACAGGCCGCTTCGGATAAAGGCGTTGAGGGGTCAGACAAAGTTGTTGCGGCTAAGGAAAAAGTAGCGGAAGCAGCGGAAAAAGAAGCCGACGCGCAGCGTGGCGTAGAGGACGCCCACCGTGGTGTAGAAGATGCACAGCGTGGCGTGGAAGATGCGCAACGCCGGGTAGAAGACGCTTACCGCGGTGTAGAAGATGCCCAGCGTAACCTGGCAGACGCGCAAGACGGTGTGGTTCAGGCGCAGGAACAGCTCGTTGACGCGCTAGATAACTATGCCGAAGCTGGTGAAAAAGCCGCCGGTGGTACCGACGATTTCGCCGATGCGCTAGCGAACCTTTCCCCTAATGCCCAAGCTTTTGTTCTTGCCATCCAGGCCCTGAGCGCCCAGTGGAAAGAGCTTCGCCTGGAGGTACAGGATAACCTCTTTGCAGGCTTGGGCGAGTCCATCACGGATTTAGCCACTGCGCAGCTGCCTATCCTTAGGGTTGGTCTCGCTGGTATCGCAGCCGAGATCAATTCCGGTTTGCGGTCCACGATCGCAGCGTTGGCTAGCGAGTCGTCCCAGGTAGGGCTGGACCGCATGTTGGGCAATACCGCCGGAATGTTCGCTAACGTTAACCAAGCTGCCAGGCCATTAACTCAAGCACTGGTGGATATCGGGGCGGCAGGATCCGCCTACCTACCGCAACTAGGTCAATACTTAGGTGAGGCCGGCACTAGGTTGGCGGATTTCCTCACCCAGTCAACCCAAAACGGCCAATTCGACCAGTGGGTCCAAAACGGTGTTGAGGCCCTCAAAACCTTAGGGCACACCCTATCTAACATCGGCGGAATCATCTCCGGCGTGTTTCATGCGGCATCCGCAGCAGGCCAAGCATCTTTAGGTCCGCTAGGCCAGCTGCTGGAAATGGTCAACAACTTCGTCAACTCCATGGAAGGCCAACAAGCCCTCACGACGTTCTTCGGGGCTATGACCGATAGTCTCGCAGCGCTAATGCCGATCTTGTCCACGGCGCTGCAAACTATTGGTGGCACTATCATGCCGGCCATTGCCGAATTCATCCAGGCGGCCGCGCCGGGCATTCAGGTGTTGGTGCAGGGCTTGGCGGATGGGTTGGCAGCGTTTGCTCCGGCGATGGCTCCGATCGGTGAGGTAATCGGCCAACTGGGTGCTGCTTTGGGGCCGCTGGTGGCGGTTCTGGGCCAGGGGTTGGCGGATGCGTTGATTCCGGTGGCGCAGGCTTTCGGCCAGCTTCTTGATGCGCTGTCCCCACTGTTGCCAGTACTGGGTGAGGCATTCAATGCCGTGCTGGTGTCCGTGGCCCAGGTACTACTACAAGTAGCGGAGGCGCTAGCGCCGGTCATTACGGCGTTGGTGACGCAATTAACGCCGATCATTGAACAGCTGACCCCGGTGTTCACACAATTGGCCCAGGTGATGGGTGATGCGCTGGTGCAGATGATCCAGCAGCTAGCCCCGTTGCTGCCACCATTGGTGGAGGTGTTTGCGCAGATAGCGCAGGCAGTAGTGCCGCTTATTTCAATGATGATTGAACAGTTGTCGCCAGTGCTGGCAATGATTATGCCGGTATTGGTGCAGGTCGCCCAGATTCTAGGTGAAGCGATCCTCAATGCACTAAACCAGCTGGCACCGGTATTCCCGACGTTAGTGCAGGCGTTCGGGTCTTTGCTGGAGGCGGTGTTACCGCTGATTCCGATGCTGCTTCAGCTCGCGGTAGATGTGATTACCCCGCTGATTCCGGCCGTGATTGCGCTGGTGCCGGCCGTGGTGTCCATTGTCGAGGGATTCGTGTCTCTGCTGGAGGCAGTAGCTCCGTTGATTCCGATTCTTGCTGAGCTGTTGGTGGAATGTATCACCCCACTGATTCCAATGATTATTTCCCTGGTGCCGGCAGTCGTGGGCATTGTGGACGCTTTCGTGTCCGTGGTCCAAGCGGTAGTGCCGGTCATCACCATATTGGATGAACTCATCGGTATCTTATTGCAGGTGCTTGCCACCGTCATTGGCGTGGTAGGGGACATCGTTGCCAAGTTCATTACCCTTGGTGTGGACGTTGTGGCCACGGTGATAGAATTCGGTGCTGGCATTGTGGGCGGCTTCGCGGACATGATCCAACAAGTCATCCACGCGATCGTGGATTTCGCTAGTGACCTTATCCAGAAGTTCAACGAACTGTGGGCTGGTGCCGCGAACGCCACATCAAAGGGGATTAATTCCCTCATGGAATGGGTACGCGGTATCAAAGATTCCATCCTTGATGCTTTCCACAATGCTGGTAGCTGGCTGGTCCAGATCGGCAAAGACCTAATCATGGGTCTATGGTCCGGCATTAAGCATATGTGGCACATGCTCACCGGCGGTGATGACAATGATGATGGTGATGGCCCTGGTACCGGCTACGGTGACGGGGGAGTAACCCACTACGCTAATGGTGGTACGCGCCTATCGACGCAGGATGCTCAAATCGCCCCCGGCGGCTCATACCTGGTATGGGCTGAAGACGAAACACAGGGTGAGGCGTTCATCCCATTGGCCCCGTCAAAGCGGAAACGTAGCACCCAGATCCTGGCTCAAACCGCAAACATTATGGGCTTTGACGTGGTAGAAAAGACTACCCGCACTAAAGTCGCCTACGATGGGACAGACGTTACCCCACAAGCTCCCCGGAGGTTTGCTGACGGTGGTATTACCATCCAAAAACTGGACGAGTTCGCCCACGAGATCGAGGGGCAGCCGTACGGGCAAACACAGTGGGGTGATGGCCCAGGTGCGGTAAGTGCCATTAGCCGTTACGCTGTGGGGTTGGATGCGTGGAGTGACCAGTTCTCGCTTGCCATGGAAGCCAAAGCCCTATCAAACTTGGGCTTTAATACCGGCCGCGGTGATTTCGGGGATCTACAGGTCGGCTGGTTCGGCACTGACCCTGATGGTGAGGAAGGACATACTGCCCTCACTGTCCCGTCTGGTGTGGCGGTAGAAATGGGTGGCGAACGCGGCGATGGGCAATACGGTGGTGCCGCTGCTGGTGCTGACGACCCACAGTTCACCGAGCACGCATATTTACCAGGTGCGTTCTTCACGGAGGTGGAGGTACCAGCGGATAAAGATTTGGAAGAAATCGTTGAACAGCAGCAGTCGGATTCTGCTACAGATGCGGATCGTATTGATGCTGTAGTCCGCACAAAGTCTTCCGATGATGCTTATGATCTGGCATCTTCCTATGATTCCAATGATGATGCGCCTTCGTATTCGCTTCTGGGATCCCGTTCTAGTTCTAGGGGTGCGGATTCGGATTATGATTATGAGCCCCGGGATTATTCCGACCCCTCATATGGTGGCGGATATACGGGAGATGATCTATCCGATGTGACGGATGTGTCTGCTAATGATTTGAAGGATTTCCGAAAATCATCACGGTCGAACCCTGACTCGTACGGCACGAGGTCGAAGAAAAAGAAATCGAACACCCCATCAACTTTCTCTGAAATTTTGGGTAAGTTCGCTAAGGATTTCGTGTCCGGCCAGGTGAAAGACGCCCTAGGGCTAGTGGGGATTTCCGATGATATCCCTATCGTTAAGGCGTATTCGCAGTGGATGGATACCCGTGATAAAGCATCTGATACCCGCGGCAAATCCACTTACTCGAAAGCTAGGGATGTGCAGAACGCCGAGAAAATAGCGGCCGATATGCTATCCCAATACCCGGGCATAGCCACAGACAAGATTGTCGGCGCCGATTTGATCGGTGGCCTGAACCCCAAAGCATTCGCCTTGGGTGGTTTAGTCACCGGCCCTGGTGGCTCTATGGATGACGCCATATTATCCACACTGTCCAACGGCGAGTTCGTAGTTCGTGAAGCTTCAGCACGGCATCTTCGCCCGTGGCTGGAACAAATCAACGCCCAGCCTCAGCTAGCCCGGGAAGTAGCTAAAGCATCATCCTTCAGACCCGCCACGGCTGCGCAGGGACGAACGGTTGAAGTGCACTATCACGTGGAAACCAACAATGTCGACGAGGGACTACGCCGCGCAGACATGCACTCAAAGCAGTTGGTCATGGCCATAGAAGGTGCATAACAAGAAAGGAGAAGATTGTGGCATCGGAACTGGATTTGTTTGAGACCCCCGCCTTGATTGAGATTATCGGTTGTGACGGGCAGTTGTGGACAGTATCCGGTCCTGGCATGGGGCGCGAGGGCGTAGAACTGGCAAAGAACCCTCAAGGCCTCCATGACGAGGCACCGTTTAAACAGATTTGGCAGCAAGGCGCATCCCAGGACGGCGCAACCCTCCTCAGCTATAACATCGAACCCTTGGACCTCGTGTTGGCATTCGATATTGTGGGAGATGAGAGAGCATGGTCGGAAATCGAGGGGGAATTCTATGCCAGCTTCGATTATATTCGACCTGCTCAAATCCGGGTAACGACGGATATTTCCACCAGAACCCTGGATGTTGTGAAGCTGGAGAAAACCCAAACGAAATCCGAGCGGGACCCGCGAATTTGGGGCTGGTCGCAAATGACCATCACTCTCAGGGCACCCATGCCGTTTTGGGTAGGGGAAACCTACGTGTCCGAGATTGCACTAAGTGGCACCAGTCAGGGAACCCTTTATGTGCAAAACCCAGCAGACTGTGAGCTCTGGCCCATGTGGACACTCACTGGGCCGGGTAAATGGACAATCCCCGACATGAACCTGAGCGCCGGACCCCGCAGGATCGAATGCCCAGCGCTCACCCGCATCCAATCGCTCACGATCAACACGCACCCGCGGGAAGAATCCTACGTGGCCAGCGACGGTTCCAACTTCGCCGGGCGTTTCGGTGGCGTGGAATTCCTCTACCCGATACCACCCCGCACGACGCAAAAAGCAATAGCCGTCAAAGTGGAAGGCGGAGAAGCGAACCTGTCATCATGCCAAATCCGCATGGTGGAGCACTGGCAGCGAGCATACGGAGGAGGTGCATGATGCAGATCATCCCACCATATATTGGTGATATTCCCCATGAGAAACTTGAAGCAGCCTGGAAACACGGACAGCAAACCCGCGCGAAACGTGCCGAGGCTCGCAGAACAAAACCCCTCATCAGGATTTGGGACGGTAACTGGAATTATGTTGGCACCGTCACCGGAGTTGTCATAGAGGCCAGAACCCAGTGGAAACTCAACGACACCGGCGGGGCAACCATTACATTACCTATCGACCACTGGATATCCGCATGGATCCTCCGATTCGATAGTCGGGACGTGAAAAATATCCATATCACATCCGACAAGGATGGCACCCGCTGGGGTGGCAGAGTCACCAGCGTCAACATCATTAAAAACACAGATGGCACTCGACTGCTAGAGCTTCAAGCTCTCCACGACTACGAAGAACTCAAGCACATCCTTGTGTGGCCCAATCCGCTTACGCCTGCCCCGGTGCAATTCCCCAGGACATTCATCATGATGGGCCCCACTGCCTGGGCCCTAAAATGCGCGTTGGCCATAAACCTCTGGCGGCTAGAAGGATCAGCATGGGTACTACCCAACGATCCGTTAGACCCCACATCATGGCTCGACACGTGGGACACCTCCCGATGGGCAATCCAAATCGCGCCGGGTTCGCTTGGCGCTGACCCTTCTCCGTGGACGATCGTGTCGTCCCGGATGAAGTATTGGCATGAGATGGCCAAGGATAAGTTGGAAGATGCACAGTTGATGGTGACGTGCCGGAGGTGGCTCACGGGTGATCCGTTGCCATGGCCACGGGCAAGAATCCGCCATGGTTGTCTCATCGTGGATATCGTGAACAAGTCCGGCTATTGGGGTCAGGATGGTACTGCCTTGCGCGGCAATGTGATTAGTGGTTTCGTCCGTACGGTACAGCAATTGACGAAGGGGAATATTGATACCCAATCGACAGTGGTGTCCAATCCGAACGTGCCGGAATATCAGAAGCCGGATTGGTTAGGTACTGTACCGCGTGCACCATATGTGTTGTATCGGGACGGCAGATTGTCCGGCCTGGAGTCCGCCCAGTTCTCCTACAAGCCGGCGACTGCGGTACAAGTAGTGGCCGGTGGACACTCCACTTATGGTGTCAATGAGGCCATCAGCGCGGCAGTGAGTATGTTGGGAAATTACCTGGGCATGTTTATTGCAGCCCCTAGCCTGGGCCCCATAGCTGATACGTTACTCAAACCGTTTTACGAGGACACGTTGTTGGCATGGATGGCGGAAAAGTCCGCTGACCGATCTAGGTCTCTAGGGTGGTCAAAATATTGGGAACATTTCTCCGATGGTTCCGATCGCGCCTACACCCTATCGGCTTTAGCGGTGCTGCGGAAAGGTTTTTGGGAAACGCGGGAAAAAGTATCCCATCAAATGAAAATCGTCGATGGTGCCCCCTGGCATGTTGGTGAGAATGGTCAAGGGCATTTCTTCCTAGGCGACCGGGTGGGCGCCACAATTATCGGGCTGCCGGAAAACAAAGTAGTGGTAGAGCAAGTGACAGAACTGGTGTACCGCTATAGCCGTGACCAAGTGGGCTGGGAAATAACCTGCGGTGATCGTGCTTCCCAGGAATCCCCCTTGGAGAAAATCCTGGGCCGAGTAAAAAATGCCACCGCAGCTATCCACGATCTAGGAGTGATCTAAATATGGGAATCCCTATTCAGTCGTCGTGCGATATGACGAATCCTGAGGAGCAAGCTCTATGGGCCCTGGTGGCTTTGCCAGGCCCTGGCGCTACCGCACCGTTGGTGTTGCCGGTCGATGTGATGCGGCAGTGGTCACAGCGTCTTTACGATTGTGGTTTCCGGCATCACCCAGAAGAACAAACTGTCAAGTACGTGCCGCCTGGCCCCGATACGGATTGGGTGATGGGTGCAGCCGGCAGATGGGTGCCTATTGACGAACCCCTGGACGCTGAGCAGACTGCCCCGGATATCAGCCACCTCACCATGGCGGAAAAACAAGTATTGCTGCGCCGGCTAGAAACCGAGATCCACCCGGAAACACCAGAAGGGACCGAAGACACGGCGAGGGTGATCGAGGATGAGTGACGATAAAAGCCTTATCGAATCCGGCACCTACCCGGTGACCCCTGGCACGGATGCGGTGGTGGGGGCCCAGGTCAAATCCATTACCGCGCAGACGGAGGAATCTGTCAAGGCATTGGCCAGGAAACGCGCTGAAACTGCATTGAATCTTGGTGATCAGTCACTATCGCAGATATTCACCCGATTCGGCACGGCAATCTTGAAGGGTTTGAAAGACATTGTGCAACTAGTGCGCGATGGTGGTGCGTTGATTGTGAGTACTGCGTTCGGGTTCATTAATGGATTGTTGGGGGATTTCGGCAGGGCTCTGAAATCGCTTATCACCCCAATGAAAGAGGAAATAGAGGCCCAGAAATCTGGACAGCTCATCCTGAACAAACGGTTGGACCTGGTTTCTGACACCGATGGGTACCTGTGTGCGTATCAGTCGAAGAACATCAATATCGAATGGTCTAGCGATAACTGGCGTAAGGTGCCTTTTGACGCCCAACTAGGGCCGAATAAAAACGCCTATATTTCAGACGCCGGCGATTTTATCCTGAACGCCAAAGGGCTATGGACTATTAACGCCCGAGTACGTGCTGTAGGGACCACCTATACAGGCGGTAACTTCTGTTACCTGAAAATCACGATCCTCAACCCAGACGGGAAAACGGAATACCACACCAGCATTATCGAGACCGAGGTTCCCTATAACCGGGACCATACGCTAGAGACGTTCATGCCGGTGGTGATTCCCACAGCTGGATACCAAGTTCGTATTGATGTGTATTCTGCGAACTGGCGTTGGTTCCGTGGTGGCACACAGCATTCTTCTCTATCAGCGATACGGCATTCCCATGATGCTGTGCATATGGGGACTGCGGAAGTATCAGATGAAACTAAGCCGAAAGGAATGTGATAAAGATGCGGAATTTAAGTATTAATCTCGCCGATGTTGGGGGCATTCCCCATGAAGGCGACTATGTATTGTTGTATGCTCCACGGGTGCGCTCTTCTGCAGATGCGTCGGATGGCGTGGTAACTACTACACCTATGAAAGTAACGTTGTCCCGTGGTAAAGCCACTGTACAGGTGGAACCAGGGCCGCTCATGGTTCAGCTGCGATGTAAAGGGCTCCGTGACATGGAACCTTTCGAAGTCGTCATTCCAGAAGGGGCAGGAGAAGCCCGATTAGTAGACGTCATGACCACACAATATCGATACACGCCTCGCGGCATAGCTCCACTGGAAGCGATTGCCGAGCGCGCCCAGGCAGCAGAGCGTACGGCGCTAATACATGCTCAAACTGCGGAACGCCAAATGGATGTACTGGTGGCAAGGACTAAGGATGCGATAGGATCTGCTGGTGATCTACTGCGAAAAGAGATCAAAAGTGATGTAGATAAAGCTAAGGGTATCAGGGAGGATGCGCTATCAGCTGCGAATAGTCGACGTGTGGCAGAAACTGCTGCTGCATCAGCTGCCAAGTCGGAGCAACAGAGCAAAAATTACGCTCAGGTCACAGAAGAATGGAAAAGGCAAACTATTGAAGCACGTGCTGGCATGGACCAAAAGGTCCGTGAAGCAGCAGAACACGAGGCCGCTGCTGCGGCCTCAGCGAAAAGTGCTCAGCAAGCAGAGTCAAATACTTTAGTATCTGCCCAGGCCGCGAAAACTTCGGAAGATGCTGCAAAGAAATCATCAGATCAAGCATCGAAGTCTGCTGAAAGTGCCCACGCTGATGCGCAACGAATAGTGAAATCTATGGCTGATGGCATTCCACAAGGTGGCATCACCTACGAGCATTTAGATACTGGTGTGATTACTCGCATCAGCTCACTCATCACCAAAGATATTGATGCTTTAGTAGATGGCGCCCCAGAGGACCTTAACACTCTTAAAAAGTTAGCTGATGCCAAAGCCCCTAAAATTCATGCTCATGAGTTGAGCGATATCACTGGTTTGCAAAGCAATCTAAACAGTCTTAGTTCTACTGTGAACCAAGCGCGGGATGAACTG